ATCTCTCATCGGATACCTGTTGCACTCGTTTGCATTCGATGTGTATACCATCTATGCCGACTACATCAGCATCTCCTTTAAGACCGCTATACTGAACACCTCTTCTGGCATCCATCCAACCTTGATTTCGTAGGAGTTGTGCTAATTCACGCTCCCCTACTGCGCCCTTTTGCTTTGAGTTAATCTTTCCCATTACTTTTGGTACTCCTACCCTCATGCCTTTGGCATGATAATGATATAATTTTTTGTGTGTAAAAGTCTGTAAGGTCATGTAAGGTCTTCTAAAATAAACTCCCTTATGAATCTGTTCGCATAGTCTGGATGTATCATTGACCTTGCGACCTTGCGGTTAGCGTTAATTCCTGCTGATTCCCAATGCTCTTTTTTCATCAGCCGGTTGGCATCTGTGGTCTGTATGCCGTTTGCCCTCTGCGCTTCAAAGATAAAGTTGTGTTTCGGTTCTCTGTTTACAAACCAATATTGCGTGGGTTTCTTGTAATAATCACCCCTCTGTCTGCGGTCACGATCTATGAGGGTTGCAGGTAAGCACCAGTATCTTCTTAAGTAATGTTCTTCGCTATAGGGGTTTTCTACTATCAGTTGAAGATTTCTTCTGATACAGACGATAAACAGCATATTCACAAGTTTATACATTTCTGTCAATTCGTCTTGTAGCTTCATGTCATATTGCATCTTCTTTTCATATGACCAATTCCTTGCTTGGTATGTCTGCCCTCTGAAATGAAGCATTACTTGGTTCTCAAATCTGATACAAGGAAAGAATGCCATTATCAAATCATCCTTGCTGAATGTATCAAAGATGCTTGGTTCTTCCCTGTACCCCCCCCTAATTTCTGTGAATAAATCTACAATGTGGTCTGTTTCTCCAAAGTCATTCAAGATGTCATAATCTTCTGCTTCTATGCCTAACTTCTTGAATTCATTCTTGAAAGTGCCACTCTGCTCAAATAAACAATGCACTTTCATTACTACACCTCTTTCACATCATCATCAGTTATGTCAACAATGATTTCTTCTCCATCCCTTAAATTGGTGTAGGCTCTTGTACCTGCGGTTATTGTCAGATTGCCATTGTCTATTGCATAACTGATCCCAAGAAATTTTGTTCCGCCCGGTATATCTATTATTACTTTCATACTTAACTCCTTATCTTTGATACTTGTAAAAGTCTGGCTCTGCCCAGAAGATGTAGTAGTTGTTACACCATCTCTGTAATTTCTTGTAGATTGGGTCTGCGTGTGCCATGTCATAAATCATGACATAAGGTGCAAAGTCTAATGACCTAACATATGCGATCCTCTCCAAGTCCTGTTCTAATGTGGTGTCATAGTTACAGAGTATGTACACAAGGACTTTGCTTCTGCCGTAGCCGGTTGCTTCTTTGAAGTCTTTTAATCTTGGCTCTACTATCTTCTTGTCTTGGTATCTGTCATATGCAAAATGAATTGTCTTGAGTCTTATCTGCCTTAACAGTTCCAAGTTCTTATCCGTTACCATTCGGATGTCTACGCCTTGATTGAATTCAACCTTGGCTTTTGTATCTACTAACTGTTGCAGTAGATCCATGTGGTCTTTACACGCTAATGTGTTTGGGTCACACAATACGATTTCCTTTTGCCCTTTCCAGAATTCATCAAGGTCTGCTACCTTGTAAGAACATCTGCCCTCTTTGCTTGCCACATGGCAGAATCCGCAACCTCTTGGGCATCCTCTTGTGAGGAATCCTATTGCCCTCTCTTCACCATATAAATCATAGTCTGGGTAAATGTGTTCTATCTCACTCGGCAGGTTCTTATCCCTCTCTGCGTGATAAACTTCCTTACCATCCTCAAGGTCTATACAGTAGCCACTACCCCCCCTATGCACTTCTGTTGCGTATACAGGTGCTTGGTAGTCTGGTGTAAAGCTGAACACTTTTGACATATACACAATGTCATATGGTTCTACTATTCCATCCCAAGGGTTGTAGAATCCTGTTTGATCCCCTTGCTTCTTGTGGTAGGCAGATAGTTTCATCAATGGCAGGTTGGGGAAGTTATGCCCATCCACATCAATCAACCCTATCTTCATACTTAACTCTCCTTATACTTTTAGTTAACTATCATCCCATTAAAAAACGAATGTCATTTAGTGCCTTGCCATGTAACTCACCACGCACATACTCTTCTGTGTAAGATATATCATCAGCTATGTCTTTCCATTCTTTGTCTTGGATGTATCTTTCAAATAAGAGTTGTCTGTGGTTCGGATCTGTTACCTTGTCGATTGTTTCAAGAACCTCTGCCATGATTTCTTCTGCTACCTGCTTCTTGCTTCTCTTGGTTTGAAGTTTGTCAGCCATGATAGCATGAAGTTTTGTCTGCCGGTCTTGCACAGTTCCTTTAGGCATCCCATCATTATTTGATGTTGCTGAAGTCAGCTGTGTCCAGAGTTCTTCTATCTCGACATCAAGGCATCTAACCTCTTCCATCATTCTCTTGTACTGATTCAGATATTCCTTTGTTGTCATCTGTAAAACCATCCCAAGTTACATCACCATCTTGTTCTATCTGCGCTTTATAGCACCGGCTACAATCCTGTGGGCAAAATTCACCCTCACACTTCCACGCTTCATAAGCATAAAGCTTCACACTCACCTGCCATCACTCTCCTTTGTAAGAATCAGTAATGCTATTATCAGCATCAACCCCATTAGTTCCATGTTTTACTATCCACTCCAGAATATGTCCTATTGCTACCGCTATCCAATAAATGTATCTGTCTTGCCAGATGTCTTGTCTGTGGACTAATCGTTCTGTGATTATGTCCATTCTTTCTTTGTCTGTTCTGTATTTGCTCATAGTGTTGTTTGGGGAGATATACCGCTCCCCATCGGTTTCCCTACTGTTATCCAAAACTGCGAGCGATCCCAAGAGGATTTACCTGCCTTTCTTTTCATCACGCTCACAGTAATTGGCTATTTCCATCCGCAATCTGTCTGCCACGCACCTACTCCGTCACGATAATCTCCTATTGGTGAGCCTGTGCTTTCCGTCTGCGGTTCTTCCTCATGCAGTAGCTTCTGTATTTCGCTCTGCTTGACCTTGTAGCAATCTCTGTCTATATCAAGCACATACACATCTGCTACCCATTTATCAGCATTGAAGATGTCTACGATGTAATCTGTGTTCAGCAGACATTCTTCATTGTTGTACGTTGCTTTTATAAACATCACTCGTTCCTTTCTGTCTACCATCCTTCGGCACATTTGCGGATATAATCTCGATTCTTCAGTTCGTTTCTGAAAATAGCAATCCATTCCTGTTTGAAAATGCTATTGCCTCTTTCAAGCATTGAAATGGTATTCTCGATGTGGTTTCTCGTCATATCCTTGACATTTATCTGCGTTCCGTCTCTCTGCGTCCACAAGCCTTGTTTCATCCTTGATTCAGCAATCCCGAAAAAAGCAGATGTTTCAGCTTCTATATCCGCTCTGTAGTCAGCACCTAAACTCATCTACTCGCTCCTTTCCGTCACTCTGATAATTATGTACATCGTGATTAGTCCGAAAACATAACCGACCAATCTGTTTATCGCTTCGTTCATTCGCTACTCCTTTCCGTCTGCGGAGTATCGGCTTTTGTAAAACTGACTCCGCTATTGTTCCATCTCATAAACCATTCTCGCATCATACGAAGCATCTCAAGGTCATTCGGAGTCGAATCTGCGTGGAATGATACGCTGAATGATGAGCCAACTGTGCTATGGCTTATTTGAGTTACTTGTGTGCAAATCATCTACTCGCTCCTTTCCGTCTGCTCATTCTCGACCACAAAGAACTTTTCTCGAATCGTTCTTGTTCGTTCCGTTTCAAGTTCTTCCGCAAAGATGAACGCCATCGCCTCATTCCACCCCGATGCCCTTGCACAATCTGTCTTGTATTGTTCATAGCCTCTGAATGTTCTCGGACTAATGAACATCGGCTCTTTAATCATTCGCTACTCCTTTCTCAAATCTCAATTTTAGTTTTCAGTTAATCATTTGAGTTGTTCGGTTTTTCCGAACTGTTCTCGTCCTTGCGGTTTTCTATTTCTACAAGCCAATCTGCCACAATGGGATGCTCATTGATGCATATTTTCAAGTTGTCAAGAAACACCTTTGCTTCTTCGTTCGTCATCACTCGCCCTCTCTTTCCGTCTGCTCTGTTGCTCCGCATCTTGGGCAATCACACTTCGGATAACTTTCCCACGATGTAAGGCAATATCCGCATTTAGTGCAATCCCATAAAAAGCCGTGCCCATTAAATTCAATCGGTATTGGAGTTACCTTTTTCCATAGCCTACTCATCGTCTGCTCCTTCCTCTTTCGGTACATACGCTAATCGATCGCAATTTACTTGGTCAATGGCATCCCTCGGTGACTTCGCTTCTACAAGAAAGAGTCCGTGATACCAAAGGTCAAAAACAAGATACAGCCTATCTTCAGCGTAGTATGTCGCATACCGCCCCTTATCTCCGTAAGGAACAACGCACATAAAATTGCCCGTCTTTAACTTTTCGTATAGCGTGTGTATTGCTTTATCTTCACTCATCGTCTGCCCCTTTCATCTGTGCTCCGCAGTTAGGGCAGTAGTCAGTTAGTAGTTCCTCGCCAAATTCATTCACATAGGATTGCGCTTTACACTTTGAGCAGTAATGGAATGCAGTTGGGTTGCCGTGTGCATTCCACAATTCTTCGCTACCCCCAAAGGCATCATATGAACTAACCGCTATCCACTCCCCTTGCGGTCGGTCTGCTATCTCTTCAGCTGTCGCAAAGTTCGGCATACCTTTGCTATTCATCTGCACTCTGTATATCTTTTCCATCGTCTTTTCTCCTTAGCCATTCTTCGTACTCATATTGATCTCTGTCCTCAAGGTGACTACACATCACCACCAAGGCATAATCCAGAAGACCTATGAGTGCTATTATTGATATGATGATATATTTCATTGATCGCTCCTTTCTGAAACAAGGGTGAGCAGGTAGGACACATTGAAATTTTATGTTAGAAAGAATTTTTCCTTTCTTTGAATATATAGAGTTATAATTCTGCCCACCCTTGGAATCAGCTACATCATTCTTATGCCTATCAGTTTGAATCCTCTCTGCACAGGTGCTGTCATGCAATCATCTACGCTTGTGACCACAAACAGCTTTGTTTCGATCCTGTGCAGTACGGGTCTGTTCTCTCTGATGACATTGAATTGGATTATGTCATTTACTTTTATTGCGTCCTTTTCGTTTCTGAAGATGAAGCCTTTATGCAACTGCATTATCTCTTCAGCTTCTCTTGGATTTGTCTTTACTGTCCTTACTACCATTTATTTTTCTCCTATCAGCTTCTTGCGCTCCATCTCTGCTACCTTGTGCTTACGCAGTTCGTTTTCACCTTTTGATCTGCACTTGTAGCAGATGTACTTGACTCTTCCTCTTGCGAACATTCTCCGCTCAAGGTCATATTCTGCAAAATCTTCTCCGCAATAATCACACTTCTTCATAGTATTCTTCTGGTGGTATAAGCCACTCTTCTCCCTTGCGTATTGCTCTTATCCAATCCTCACACTCTTTAGGCTTATAGAATGGACAGCCTTGGATGCCCTCACACTCTGTGGTGAGTATCTTGCAACCGGCATTCATCTTGGCAAAGCAAGGTACTTCTAAATCAGTTATCCTTACCATTGCTATATTCCTAATAAGTCTTTGTAATAATCTACGTTGTCTTTCAGATGCTCTTTGCGTCTGTCTTTACCCTTTACCTCAAAGGGGATGCACATATCAAACAGCCTTGAATAAATGCGCTGTCTGCGTATGTCTGATGGATATTTCAGTTCATCCCCTGTTAGGTTAGTTGTGACAATTAGCGGTAACCTTGCGCTATACCTTGTGTCTATGACATTCTGCACAATTTCACCCATGTACTCTGTATCACGCTCTGAAGCAAGGTCATCGATCACTAACAGTTTGAATCTGTTCAGACCATCTATGTACTCTTGCTTTCCCTCATAAAGACCAGATACAGTATTCACTATCCTTGCAAAACTTGTTACATAGCATGAAATCTCTTTATCTATCAGAGCATTGGCTATGCAAGCTGTCATATATGTTTTGCCTGTTCCGACCCCACCATACAAAAGCAGACCTTTCCCATTCATTGATGTGAAGTTATCAACATATCTGTGTGCTACTTCTGATAGCTTTGGGTTTGCTCTGTCATCTGTATCGAATGACCAATACTGCATTGACTTGTCAGCGAATGCTTTACTGCGCAGTTCATAGATGTGGTTTTCTCTCAACCTCTTTTCTTCTGCTTCACGCTCTGCTCTTGCTTTGGTTCTCTCACATTCGCAGGATCTCTTCACAAGGATGTCTCCCATAGACAGGTGTTTCCATTCCTGTCTTGGCTCGTTGCAGATACCGCAGTACATAACTCCATCTTTGATGTAATCACCATCTTTAGGTTCTATCTCTTTTGCTTTTCTCTCCATGTCAGCAAACACCGCATGGAATATGCTCTTATCTACCATTGCTGTCTCCTTATAAGATTGCGTCTAATTCTGAATCGTGCTTGGCTTTCCTTGCCGGTCTTCTCTGCCTTGACGCTTCAATGCCCCATCTCCTTAATGCCATGTAACAGGATTTGTAGGTTTTCCCACTCTGCTCCATGTATTCATCAAGGTAAGTTATGGCATCCTCATAATCACTTGGATATTCTGACATCAGTTTGTTGTATTCATCATCTGTCAGAAGCACATGACCGAATTCACCATGTTGATGTTTCTTCTTATCAGATACAGTATCAGATACAGTATCAGTAACAGATACAGATACAGTTGTATCCATAGGGTAGTCATACCCTATCGATACCATATCTTTTTCCCATTCAATTGGCTCTCCATTGTACAAACTCATAAGATATTCCTTATAAGGTCTGTGCTTTACTTCATTGATCCACTCAAGAAGAGGTTTTCTGAATTTCTCTGAAGCTGTCCAATTGTATCTGTGCCAATGGATTATCAGCACTTCACCTGTTGTCTCGCAGTATGAAACTACATTCTTCTCTGTCAGACTCTTAAGGGTTGCCTTGATTTTCTTCTGCTCCAAGCCTGTTTCAAATGCGACTTGACGCATACTTATCTCATAGCAACCGCTTAAGTTCGTCTGCGGATTGGTCAGCAGGTAGATGTACAGATATTTTTCTGTGGCATTGAATTCATCAAGCACCTTGCGGTCTGTCCAGAAAGACATATGCACATTTCTATATATTGCCATTAGTGTTGCCCCACTCCCTTGCTATCTGATTGTCTAACAGCCGTAGCTGAAGCTTTACTGTGTTGATGTGTTCTTGGTTCGTTTCGTACATTACCTTTGCAACATCTCTTGCGAATAGCTTTTCACTTACTTCTGGCTGTCCTTTGATGCTCAATTGGATCTCTGTTGCACCTGCACCGGCTTCTTTCATCTTCAGCAAGGTCTGCGCCTTTGCTATCTGATATTCCTGTTCTGCCTTGGCATATGCATCTCCGTTCTTACGCAGAAGTTTTATGCTCTGCGTAAGTTCGGAGTTCAGCTTGTTTATCTGCTCTACAAGGTCATACATTACTCACTCCTATCTGTACGGCTTAAATTTTCGATTTAAGGGGATTTAAATCTAAAGGTTAGGAATTATGCATTATAAATAATTTCTGCCGAATATGGCTGAAAATTGCTCGTTTGGATAATGGTGTTCAAACACCCTCTGTGCCGTACATTTCAGTTCCAAATCTAACTCCCTGTTAAAGTGTACCCCTCTGTTACCTCTGTGATGCTCATAACACAATCCTACCACACAACCATACTTGTCAGACATCTTTCTGTTGGATGTTCCGAAAAAAATGTGATGGATCTCTGTGCCGTACCTGCCACAGATGAAACAGTAATCCATATCATCTTGCAGTATGCTCTTCATTGCTAAAATGGGATGTCATCCATTGCGCTCTGGAATTCTCCGCCCAACAGCAGGTCAGATGCTCTCTGCTCAAGATCGGATGCGGTATCTCTTGCAGGTTCAGAGTGACCGCCAAGGAATTCAGAACGATCTATATAAACATCCTGCGTATAAACTGTCTTGCCATCCTTACCCTTGTATGAGCCTGTGGTGATCCTACCCTCTACGGCAATCTGTCTGCCCTTATCCATGTACCTGCAAATGGTTTCCGCAAGTCTGCCAAAGGCTGTGACTCTGATGAAGTCTGCACCACCATCTTTAGTCTGTCTGTCTACCGCTATGGTAAACTTGGTTACTGCGGTCTGATTTGCGGTATAATTCAGTTCTGGCTTTGCTGTGATTCTTCCGATTCCTACCCACTTATTCATGCTTCAATCCTACCTTTCTGCGGTCTGTTGACCACACTACTGTGCCATTCATTGCAAGGCTCAAATCTTTTATCTTGCCTTTAACTGTTTTGATCTCGGATACATAGATGCCATTCAGTTCATACTTGTTGACCATCTTGTATTTGCCCTTATTGTATGGGTCTGGCTCTGTTGCAACCGACAAGAAGACGAATGGTGCTGTGTATAACTCAATTCCTATGCCCCATCTAAAACCTGCTCTCTTGAATGCGTCAGAAGCTTCACCTTTCTGCTTTTCGGTCTGCGACTCTGTACCGCAATCCTCTTTCCAGACCCACTCTTTCTTGTCTGCGTCATAGACTCCGATTGAGCAGAACAGGTTGCCCTTATGCTCTTCATACCTGCAAGACCAATTCATCGCACCATACTCTTCATCAAGCATTGCCCTGTCTACTCTTGCATTCTTGTACAGAAGCATTGTGACACCTTTCTGTCCTACTGTGCCTACTCTTACTTCTATCTCGTCTGGCTTCAGATTTCTCATGCGCTCTCCTTTCCAAGTTGTTCCCCAAGCCACTTATAGCACTTCTCAAGTTGTTTCCTTGATTCTGTTAGTTGTAGCTTTGATGCTTTTATAATGTCTTCTGTCTTTCTCTCCGACTTTGTAGGATGCCTAAAAAAATCCAACTCCGTTGTATTGCTGACAATATAGAAAATGTCGCTTTTATAACCATCGAGTCTGCATATCTCTTTGGGTTCGTAATACACTTTATCTGCTCTTCTTTTGATAGCATAAATAGGCATAATATCCATAACCGACTCTTCAAACCATTCTCCCCTAATACGATAATTTGCAAACCTTTCATGAAACATATGCTCTAAATGTGTTCCGTCCACCCCTCTTGCGACAGCCACCATTAACAGTTTTAGTTCTCTGGGATTGCCTACCTGCAACCCTTTCAACCTTTCGGATGCCCACCCAGAAGTCTTGCCGATCTTTACTGCATCACCATCTGTAATGAAATACACGCATCCTCTGTTTATGTCATTATTGAGCATAGCAATCCATTCTGTATTCCATTCATATTTCATTACTTACTCCTTTCCCTCATATGCTCATGCAGTATCATGCACAGCATTTCCTCTTCCTCTGTGGTAAGTGTCAGACCTCTGCCCATTCTGCTGTGGTCTTCATTCCACTCACGAATGTCTATCTTTGGTTCTCTGTCATTCCATGACACCATGTTGACTTCCTTTATCCACTTGATGCCGTTGTGGTCTGTGCGTTCAGAGATGATGCCGACAGACTTTGTTATGTTGTATTTGAATGTATCGTATGCCATTTACAATTTCTCCTTTCTCAAACATCTGTTTCCATTCTACAGGTTTACCTGTCCGTTATCTGCCACTCCATTGACATAATCAAGATAATCCCTCTGCGCATCCATTCTTATCTGCTCTTTAGCTTTAGATCCACGCAGGTGTTCTTCTGTCTGCTGAATCTTTCTGCGCACTCTGCCAAGGCTCTCCTGTGATGGTAGCTCCTTGTTCCTCATCACTTCACAGATAGGTGACCAAGGGTTGACCTTAAATACATTCACCCAGACATCAAGTGTTAATATGCGGTCATCGTCTCTTGCTTTAGGGTCTTTCTTGAGTGCTTCTCTGACCATCTCTTCTAATGAATTTAGTCTTGCCATTTCTCACGCTCCCTTTCTGCATCCATCCATGAGTGGTAGTTGTTCCATTCCTGTTCTCTTTCGTAGTTCTGCACATCCTCTGCAAATCCCATGAATTCTGTAAGTGAACCCTTTGTGCAGAAGTTTGCGAATTCTGCCACAGATGTGTCATTCAGACAGTTGTGCTTGATTGGGCATTTGTCACACCCACCTGCATCCTGTATAGACGCACACGCTTCATAGATGTCTTCTAATGCGTCTATGAATACCATAGCTACATTCATTACTAACTCCTTTCCCCTAATACGGAATCACAGCCATTGCTATGACCATCCCCACAAATATTGCTGTTAACATCAGTTCTATCAGCACATAACCGGCTATCTTCTTGAGTCTGCTATACATATGCTTACTTCCTTTCCTGTTTGATCCGCTATCAGTTCCTGTAGCAGAAGTATAATTCTCTCACTCATGCCTTAAACCTTAAGTTAAGTCTTTCTGCAACAAAATATGGTCTGTTGCTCTCAACCTCAATGCTTTGTGGATCGCATCAAGGTCACTCGGTCTTGGTTCTGTCTTGCCGGTTTCCCATGCAGAAATCGTCTTCTGTGTCTTGTTGATTGCTTCTGCAAGTTCGGTCTGCGACATCCCCTTTAGACCTCTCCATTGTGCTATAGTTGCTTTCATTCACCTCTCCTTTCTATACTCTGAAAAACTGTGCTTCTACAGTTCCGATCCAGATATTTCCATCATCAAATGCGACATCCACATGGTATCTTGGGCAATATCCCATCCACTTCTTGTCAATGTCTGTCGCTACCTGCTCTGCGCTTACATAGTCAAGAGTGCCGGTCTTGAAGTGCAGGATGTATCTTGCTTTTGGATACCTCTTGAGTATCTCTGAAAAAGTCATTCTCATGTCTAACTCCTTTACTTACCTCTTTTCTTAACCTTTCTATAATCATTATAACCTTTAAGTATTAAAATGCAACCCCAAAGTTATATATTTGTTAAGAAATCTTGTATTCTTTCCTGTGCAAAGTTAAGATTGCTTTAATTGAAAGGAGATACCGCCATGAAGAAGAATATGACAGAAGTTTTCAGCACCAACCTGCGCAATGCGTTGTACATGGCAGGTAAGACACAAGCAGAGTTAGCCAAGGCTGTGAATGTCACAGAAGTATCTGTATCTAAATGGATGAATGGTGTGAACATACCAAGACCCAACAAAGTAGATGAGATATGCAGAGTATTAAGGTGTAGCAGAGAAGATTTGATGGTGGATCATGACAGACAGGTGATTCTTGCACCAGAAGATGTGTTAGCTGAAGAGATGAGATTAAGGGAAGACCTCTATACAGTTTTCAATGCGCTAATCAATATGAATGATTCAGACCTCAAGTTGGTCACCGATCTTATCAAGAGGTTGTCAATATGAGAGTATTTCTATATGAAAGAGTATCAAGTGAAGAGCAGGTCAAGCATGGTTATTCTTTAGATGCACAGGATGAAGCCTTGAGGGAATTCTGTGAACGTAACAACCATGTCATTTTGGGTGTGTATCGTGATGAGGGGATAAGTGGCAGAAAGCCGTATACTAAAAGACCTGCAATGGTTCAATTATTGCGTGATGTGGAAACAATCAAGCCACAGATGATTCTATTCACCAAGTTGGACAGATGGTTCAGAAACATCAAGGAGTATTACAAGGTACAGGATATTCTTGATAAGTACAAGGTAGATTGGAAAGCTATAAATGAAGAATATGACACTTCAACAGCTTCTGGAAGATTGTATGTCAACATCAAATTGTCCATAGCACAGGATGAAGCTGACAGGACATCTGAAAGAATCAGAGATGTGCAAGCACACCAAGTCGCACAAGGCAAGATATTAGGCGGTAAGCCACCATTAGGCTATTCATTCAAGGATAAGAAGTTGGTGCAGAATGAGGATGTACGCATAGTCAGAGATGCCATAGACCACTACAAGATGCATCAATCCATCAATGCCACCACACGCTACATAAATGACTTGTACGGCTTGAAATTTGACCACAGAAGCATCCTTACATTATTTCGAAATCCTATCTTAAAAGGGGAATACAGAGGGAATCCAAACTTCTGTGAACCCATCTTATCTGAAGCAGAATGGGATGCCTTGCAAGAGATAATCCCACGAAACATCAAGCAAGCCACATCAAGGGTCTACCTATTCAGCGGTCTTATAATCTGTCCTTACTGTGGAAGAAAGTTAGGTGGCTGTGCGGATCATAGACGGAAATACTACAGATGTGTTCAGCACTACTATAGCACCTGCCCTATGAAGCATACTGTTAATGAGAAGAAGTTAGAGGGATGGTTATTAGACAACATAGAAGATGACTTCAAGGTGAATGTGACCATGAAGCCAAGAGAGAAAAAAGAATCACCTGCCAAGTACAAGCAGAGACTTAAACGGCTGAATGACATTTACCTATTAGGCAACATATCTGAATCTGAATACAAATCTAAATCAGCAGAGTTGCAAAGAATCATTGCGGATCTGTCACGCATCGAACCTATCAAGGAAGACCACTTCACAGCCGGTTGGAAAGATGTGTATGAGATGTTAGATGAAGAACACCGCAGGTCATTCTGGCGAAACATAATAAAAGCTGTGCGTGTTGATGAAGATGCACAGCCTATAGAGGTCATTTACTAATCGTCATTTATATACAGGTATTACCACCATAGTACATTTTCTCCTTTCCCATTTGGGGATATTATAGCACAAAAAAAGAGCCTACCAATCAAGGTAGACTCTTTTAATGAGAGGACACCGACTATCACGGCAGGTTATGCCCAGACCTGTGATGGATTCCACACCGATTCTTAATCCAACATCGCAACCTCAAGTGTGCAAGGGACTTGCGATGCCATTGGTTTGTAGTTGGTTGACTTCCAAGTTTTGTCGTTTTTAGCATCTATCCGCTCAAAAGCAACAAGATCGCTGAGATTGCCCCAAAATCCATCGTATTCCGTAATACCTGTAATGCCACTGTTATCGTATCCAATGTACGTGAGCGAAGCTTGTACGTGTATACCATCATTAGACACAACTGTCAGCGTTGCCGTATCTGCACCAAGTGTTGCGGTTAGCCTCGCAAACGCAGAACCATTAAAAAGAGCCTCTGCAAGTGCGCTATAGTTCGGTATCTGCGACATAATGTTGGCTATAGTTCCCTCATATGTCTGATGGATCACACCACCACCGCTACCGCCACCAGACAGTTTCTTCGCTACTGCAATATCAAATAAATCCATACTATCACCTCTTACTGAATCGGATTCCATACAACGTTTGCTTCATCGAACATCCACAAATTACCTGTGTCTATTTCAATAGCCATTGAACCATTGGCAATGTTCTCTGTTGGCTTTGCGTCTGCGTTAAGGCACGCTCCCTCAATAATGCTTTTGCCGTTTCTCATTCCAATTGTTTTGATTACAGTAAACATTTCGCTTCTTCCTTTCTAAATTATGAAATAAGTTTATTCAGTTGTTGGTATGTCCTTTGCTTCTTGGTATAGCTTCTTGATCTCGGAATTACCGCCCAATTTTATATACCCATCATAAAGGTCTTCTATGGTCTTCCATTCAGAAGCTAATCTTATGTCAGAATGCATCCAATCTCTTAAGAGAACACCTAACCTGTCAGCACCAAGTGCTTTAAGCATCACCTTTTCTGGTGTCTCTTTCTTGGCATCGTGTCTGCTGATAAGGAATTGAATGAACGTAAAAAGACCATTGGATGCCAAGATGCCAAGGAGTATGGTTTGTGCTATTGTCATGATTTCACCTACTTCCATCTTCTCCGTATGCCCTCAACAGGCTGACCAACAGCCTTTACTGTACTGCGAATTATTCCCCTTTTAGGATTGCAAGCATGGATGCAATAGCCATTACCATCATAGATTGCATGGTGGCATATCTTGCCTGTCTTTTTATTTTTGAAAGTTACGATGTCACCACGCTTTGCCTTAGATAAATCTGTGCCAATGGACTTTCCCCAATCGGACAGCTTGTTATCTAACTTGATGCCATTGAGCCTGTATATCTCTTGGATAAACCCTGTGCAATCAACACCTTTGGTTATATCGTGACCGCCAAGGATGTAAGGGATCTTGCCAATGTACTTCTTTGCGGTATCTGCTATCTTGTCACCTTTGGTTCTTTGGGGATGCACCTTGTTGCTTGCCCATCTCTGAAGAGCCTTGACAGAATTTTCTCCGAAATAACCATCCTGTGTTACTCCAAGTTTCTTCTGAATAGCCTTGGATGTCTTCACACCCCATGAACCATCCTGTGCGACACCTGCCCACTTCTGTAATGCCTTGACAGTTGCTTTTCCCAAGATGCCATCAACACCGCATCCAAGTGCTTTCTGCGTCATTGCTATACTTGAGTATCCATAGTACCCATCAATGACAAGAGGTTTAGATATGTCATAGGATGCTTTGAAGTGAGGTCTGTAAATGCCCTGTATGTATTTAGTCGGTCTTGTCTTCTGTGCGACTATGCCACCGCTTGTGTTGCCCTCAATCGTATAGACTTCTGTGCATGACTTCCTTTCACGAATGAAGCCAATGTGGTTCGGCACTCCATTCAAGTTCCAATCAAAGAAAACAATGTCCATAGGGAGAGCAAGATAAGGTGGTATCTGCGCAAGGTTTGCTGATGCCCATTTGATCGCAGTAGGACAATACACTACCTTTTTACCGCCATAAAAAAGAGGGCTATCATTGCCCTCATGAAACATATATGTCACGAACGCACAGCACCATGCACCGCTTGAGTTGCAGTATCGGTTGAACAGCCTACCACCCTGTCCAAGATGCTTCTGCGCAAGCTTGAGTAATGTTACATTATTCACACCCATCTTCTTCACCCCCATATTCAAACACTTCATAGTTATCTTCATCATCTATGTATGAATCAACAGGCTCTTCAGCGGTTTCCCACTCATGGTCTTTGAGTGCTTTCATCTCTCTTGTTATCTGTGTGCCTGTTGCACCCTCAACAGTAAAATCATTGTTGAAGTAGGTAGCACAGAAAACGATGATGAAGTTTGCGATCACAGACAGAATCCTATAGACAAGATTTACTGTAGGATTGTGAAACTGTGTGATGTCCGTTGCCATCAAAGCTGTGTTGAAGCAGGTAGCTATCACAAGGATAGTTCTTAGTTTTGTTCCGTAATTCATTTATTTGCCCTTTCTATTCGCCAATAACACCAATAACATGGAATGCGATACTTCTTGATGCAGATGCCATTGATGCACCTGCGGAAAGATAGAATGTGCCACCTGTGGTGGTTGGTACTACATTGTTGACCCATGCACCACCTGCGGAATTAACTGTAGCCGTTATGCTTGGTGCTGAATCAAATGTGAATGGGAATGATGGGATATTCAGCTGACCGCTTCTGTAGCCACCATAGCTTGCTGAAGAGTTTGTGATAGCAATGCTTGCGGTATATGTTCCCCACAACTCCAGAGTGCCACTCTTCCATTTGCGGTATGTCCAAATACCGCTTGTGCCTTGTTCTGTTACAAAGTCATTGATTGTTCCACCATTGGCTGAGATGTTGCCATATACCTCTAAATCACCATTTATGGCTACAAAAACATTTTTTGTTTCGCTTGTTATATCCCCCACAAATATGTTGGACACCGCTTGGTTCTGATGCGCATACACAGAAAGAATGTCTGCCCCATCTATTTCAAGTTCAAGTTCCTGTGGTGTGTTCTGATTGGTGTAGGTGTTGGCATATAACCTAACCGCTCCGCATTCTCTGACACCCTGTTTCACAATGATAGAGTTTACAGAATAGCCATCATCACCATCCCTTGTTGCGGTACTGTCTATTTCAATGTGTGGTGGTGCTGTTCTGCCGATTCTGGCAACCTCACCAAACCCCGCTCGGCTTATGCCGTTTATCAGCACATCTAAGCCATTGCTCGAAAAGGTTGCTAATTCTGTAAGACCATCTCTTACCGCTACACCATTTGACCTTGCCAACAGGTTACCCCCACCATTCTGAGGGTCAGCTAGGAACGCTTCTTTGGTTTTCTCTGTGATGTGCGCACCTGTATCATCACCTGTTTCGGTCATCCAGAAGTGCTGTTCTGTGGTGGATGCTATAGTGTGTGCTTCATTCGCCGTATCGTTGATGCTCTTCTGCGATTCAAGTATCACATTGTCTTCTGCTCTAATCATTTATCCTCTAACCTCGCTGTGATATTGACTTTCTGTTTGTTCGTTACTGTGTAGGTCATGCCAATACCGACTCTTGTACCTGTCTCTTGGTCATACCAATTGACCTGCAAATCTGCTTGATCTAACATATTCGCTGTGACTCTTACACCCTTGTAGATTATGTTTGCTGTTAAGGTGGTATTTACCAAGGTTGTGGTGAAGTCTGAATTAGAAGAAGTTATGGTCAGCTTGTAGTCAGTAAGCATATTGCCCATAGATGCCAAAGCAGATGCCATCTGTGCGACTTTCTCTGAGATCCCGCTGTCTCTTAAGACATACTCACCGATTGTGGCGGTCTGCGTGTCTTCAGAAGCGCAGGACTCTATTTTCAGCAATCTTGCTTCAAGGTACAATTCCCCATCATCATCTATGATGTTTACTCTGTCACCTATCCTTGTATCGTCTGGGAGTTTCTCAAAATCCGCTTCATAGGTCACAGTTGGATGTGAGTGCCGTTGCAGGTAGGCTCTTGCTTGACCTGCCAACACAGCTTTGTCTGTGGTGTCAAAATCAAATGAGCCTAATAACAATCCGTCTGGATCTATAGCACTTGCCCACTTTGCCATTGCGGTTGTGTTGCGCATCTGCCCTGTAGCTTTATCGACAGTATAGACATCACCATTGTCTGGGTCTGTGTAAGAGTAGGTGTAATTCTTCAGATTGATAGGTACATCCACACCCTCTGGTGTGCCACCCTTGACAGTTACTGCGGTAACCAAATCAGCTATAGACTTCTTCCAATATATCTTCTTCAAATCGTAGTTAAGTCTTAGCTGTGGTATTGCTACTTGGTTACCACGCTTCTGTATGACATTCACAATCCTTTGAGTTATCTGCAAGCTGTCAATAGTGAATGAGTAGTACAGTTCACAATTCCACAGACCGACTACAGACAGCAATCTTTCTGTGCAGGTTGACTCACCATCCCATGTGTAGGTTAGGCTTGTGCTTGGTGCGGTCATGAGATTGACAGACCAATCTGATGGCAGGAAGTAATCAAGCATCTGTCCTATAGTGCCTGTCAAGGTCACCGCAGGACATAAGGTGTTCAAAAGGTCTAATCCTGCGTCTTCTGCGTATATGGAATACTCCTGTGATTCTGTATCACATTCCACTTCAATTATCTGATACACAGAATCATAGACATTATCCGCATCACCCATTGCGCTCTGCTTGAGGATGTAGTTGCCCTCTTCTACCATCATCTCAAGATTTGCTCTTGTTTCTTGCGTATAAGGAAGAACACAGGAGAATGTGTTTACTCCTGTGTCTACTTCCTCTACTGTTTTATCTTCTGTTATTCTGAATCCGTCTGGTAACTTGGTTGATGCGTTGCCAAGGATGCTCAAATCCCTGTCGCAAAAATAAACAATCATATGAATACCTCATTGTACTCAATCTCTATCTGTGGCTTGTATGTTGGGTTGACCCAATCTGACCATGTAGCTTGGATGACATTAGCACCGCTTGTCAGTATGAAGTTTTCCCAATCGTTACCTAAAGCACCATACTGCGGTTCAAGATGACCGCCCATAGATCCTGCATGGTATATGTTGACAGTTGCTTCATTACAATCTGCTTCTACTATGTCACCTGCCGTAAATACATTTGGCTGTTCTGCAAATGCTGTCACAGCCTGTCTTCTGAACACTATTGAGTGAACCATGTTGGTATGCATTGCGGTTTTGTAAGCACACATATGGCATGAAGCATCATGCGCTACCATCTGCTCTATCTCTGGAACATTGAATGTTCTCTTTGGCAGGTTGCCTACTTGGAAGTAGACATAAGCACCCGCTTTCTGAATTGAAGAATTCAGATTGCTCTGTGTGTAGGTGTAACCGCTGAATACCTGCCTTGTTTTTGTAACCCATTGAAGCTGTGATTTTGTCTGGTATTTGTTTCTGCCAATCGGTACTTGGACTTTCACCCATGCCCTTTCTTTGTAGGTCTGTGTGGTGTAGACTTCTGACCGCTTGCAGTAGCCAAAATGAGTATTGTTGTATGACAGGTCAATCTTGTCTGTTCCTACCACTTCACCATTTGCAATGTAGTGTACTGTGCCTGTTGTGCCGTTTGAGGTCTTGGTGATCGTGAAACCTGCTACCATTGTGCCTGTATCATGGTTGTATGCACCAAGTTCAAATTTGCCGTACTCGTTGCTCTTTTCCACACATAAACGATGTACCGCACTCAGAGTGAAGTTGACAGCACCTGCTGTGTTCTTCCACAAGGTAGGACCATGCATAGTCACTCTTCCACCTGTATCTCCATATGTTGGCTTGGCATAACTCTGCGTCTGTCCTTTGCCACCATTCCAGAAAGCATCTACTGTGTTTGATGCGGATATAGAACCGCTGATAGCACCACCATAACTATGACCGCCATTTACTGTCCATCCGCTTGTGTTGACAAATTCTTTGTTGACCAAAGTACCTGCCTTAGTGTACTCATCAAGGTCTAATACTTCTGGGTTGCCAAGTTGGATGATGTTTTCTCTTGCGTCCAGAAAAGCAACAAAACCACAATCACCATCCTCACCAGAAGAACCACCGCTTTTAGCACCTGCAAACTTTGCTCTTAGGATCGGTCTTGCAGGTTGCGCACCTTTGTAATCTATTGCCCATGTAGCTGTGGTGTTGGTTACTGTAGCATCATCCATTGTCAAGGTGATTGGCTCTACGCTCCGTTTAAATGGATAAGCACAATAGATTCTCCATTCACCTTTTACGGAATCCTGCCCCGCTTCTACTTCCGCATCCATGATTGGATAACCGCTGAAGAATTTGTCTTCCTCATCGTGAAAAATGAAGTCAGCTTCATCCAATGACAGAAGATTGTTGAGGTTGTTGAACTTCTCTCTGAAGTCTTCTGCGTTGTCTCCTATAAGTTGGAATCCTACTGTTAACTCTCTTGCGGGATAACGCTTGCTTTTGAATTTCTCTCCATCTGCTGTTCCTACTGAATAGGTATTGAGTTCAGCACCAAGTGATTCTCTGCCCTTTGTGTATAGTGTTCTGTAACCCTCTAATACATTCTCGATGTACTGACCATTGATCGAAACCGCTTCAGTTGGTAGGATGCGTCCTTTGGTCAAATCCTTGTGCCATACTACGTTTATCTCCCCATCACTCCACACATGGTTTTCGCCTAACAACAGAGTGACCTGCTGTGGTGTCAGTTGGTAGGTTTGTGGTGTGGCAAGTTCGTAGGCGATTTGCAGATTGTTCGTTGCAAGTAACGATTTCCACTCTGCTACTGTGTACGGCACACCTACGTTGACAAAGCCACCAACAGTAAATTTGTAGCTGTTTGGGTTTGTTGTTGGGTCACTCGTTGCGTAGGTCAACATATTCGATACATCTTTTGTCGAGTACGCTTTACCACCGAAGCCACCCGCAAGCCTCAAGCCTCGATTGATTGTTTCCCAATTTTCTGAACCATTGAATGTTCTGAATGACATATCCACAGTAAGCTGACCACTAACGACATTTAGCATCCCACCGTAAACTGTTCTGTCCAAACTTGTTGTCCAACTTGCACCTTGATATGTTTCAAATGTCGCATCGGTATCGGTTGCCAATCTTATCATTGGCTTGAACACTACGTTGTTGCAAGTTGCTCCGTTCAGAATGTCGATTCTTACAAGGTCTGTGTCGGTTGTGTCTGCGTCATAGGTAAAGGTTCTCCCACTACCTGTTTCTCCGAACCACGCTTGCCCATTCCACAACTGCATACGATAAGTAGTGTCACTACCTCCACTCGGACAGCCATTAAACGCATACTGACCTGATGCAAGCGGGAGTTTCGTGTTGTTGATTTGATAGAACGCAGTTTCTGCCGTTGCCGTGCCGTTCGCTCTAATGCCCGTAACATTGTCGTTAGCATCGGTCAGAACAGTAAAGGTTATGCCGTTTCTTGTATAGGTGTTACCGCTCCAAGTTGCCACAGTATTCACGGCTTTGAGACTCGCCAATGTCATTGGTAGCAGATTCTTCCCCGCTACGTTCGTGACTACTTCTGTTCTTCCGCTGATAGGACGCACATTCGTAGGCGATGGGTCACCGCTACCCGCTTGGATTGGCTCAAGGGAGACTTCAAAAGAATCTACCACACCCATCTCTTCTGGATTTTCAATAGTTACAAGGTCACCGCTGATTGTCTGCTCACTTATGTCTATAGGTAATGTATCTCTGAATCTGTACATTTATCTAACACCTCTCAATCTGCTCTGCCTTGTATCTCTTGTATTGATAGCCTGTGACATATCATTAGCTGTTGCCCTTGCAAACTCTCTGCCATTAACGTAGAGAGGTACGCTTATCTCATATCTTGCGGTTGTGCCGTATTCATATGCCAAGTCTGACATACCAAGATTGACCATTGATGGTATTGAAACAAGGTCAACCGATGCCCTTTCAACAGCCTTGGTCATTGATTCGATACCTAAAGCAAATCCCTCACCTGTCCACTCACCAAGCTGTCTGAATACTCTTGACGGAGAACCGATGCCTAATACTTTCTTGACCGCTTTAGGAAGTCTTGATGCTAACGCTTTGACTCTGCTTACAACAGAATCAAACTTGGCTTTGATACCATTCCACAGACCTGCTATAAGCTGTCTGCCTATGCCCGCAAGGTTTCCTGCACCTGCTTTGATCTTCTGCGGTATCTGTCTTGCTTTTGCCATGACCGCACTTGGTATGGATGCGAAACCCTTAGTGATACCCTTTAACAGAGCAACCATCAGTTTGACACCTGCTGTGAGGATTTTCGGTAAGGCTTTGACAAAGGCTGAAATGATTTTACCTGCTATGCTTACCGCTTTATTGGATAACGCACCCTGTCCGTTTGTAAGACCTTGGATAAGATTGGTTATAGCGTTCAGACCTGTAACAATAAGCTGTGGCAAAGCCGTGCCAATGCCCTCTATCAATCTCAAGACGAGTGCTAAACCGCTGTTGATGATATTCGGAAGAGCATTGCCTATACCTGTAACCAATTTACCTACCATGTTCATGCCTATTGGTATCAGTTCTTCAGCTTTCTGCCCTATCTTGGCGAACACTATGCCAATAGCTGTGTCAAGACTCCAAGAACCATCTGCCACCTTTGACAATACTGAACCAAATGCATCTATGACAGGTACAACACCTTGGATGATGCCCGCAATGCCACCAAACTGTTCGAATTTCTTGTTGATCGCATCGAAAACATTGGCAATGTTCCTCTGCATACCCGCTCTTACATTGGTGAGTGACATCTGAATACCTGCACCCGCTGACTTGGCTTGTTCTTCCCAAGACTTGAAGCCTTTACCGCCTTTTTCAGACAGTTCTATCATCTTCTCATTGACTTCATCAATTGAGACAGAACCATTCTTCATGGCTTCATAAAGGTCATTCTGTGTCTTACCTGCACCAAGTGTAGCTTCTGCAAGCTGATTCATCTGTGCAGGTGCGGTCTGTACTAACGCTCTCCAATCCTGTAGGTCTGGCTTCCCTTTGGACATAGCCTGTGTCCATTGGTTGATTGCGCTTGATGCCTGTTCCGCAGATGCACCACCTGCTGTCATGGCATTGTTTAAAGCCAATGTCAGCTTGGTTGCTTTAGGCAGGTCACCCACTACCGCAACAATTGATTTAGTCTGATTAGCTACCGCATCAAGTGTTGTCGGCAGGTGTTGGATGCCATCACCCAAAGTATTGATGGATGCTTCAGCTTCTTTCGCACCATAGCCAAGTGACTTCATGACATTGGGAAACTGATTCAGAGTATCAAACCTCTTCACAGCACCATCAACGGATGATCCAATAAGGTTGAACACTCCATTGACAGCCTTTTGCCCTACTGCCATCCAAGCACCAAAGCCAAGACCCTTTTTAAGTTTTGAACCAAAGGAATCTGCCTTGCCCATCACCTTGTCAAAGGTGGATGACATATTCTGATCTTTGGCTGTTAATATTGCTTCAATCGTGTGTGCTGACATGATTTAGCCTTTCCTGTAATGCTTTATATTTCTCTTTGAGGTCACTAATGTTTTCACCCTTAAGCTTCTTCAGTTCTTTTGCATAATCAAAGAATGATTCAAAGGTAGGATAGACAGGTTTTAAGTTCTTGCCTACTTTCTTCTTGGCACTTGCCACGAACGTAAGCCACGCATTCAATGCAATGTCTTTCTGCTTGTCTACCTGCTTGTACTTTTCAGCTTCGCACAGCATCACATATTCTTTGATCGTCAATCGGTCAACCTCGTCAAGAGATTTAAAGCCAAAGTATCTAAAACAATTCAATGCCACCTCATCATACAAGTCTTCAAAGCTTACTTCTTGCTTTCCGCTTCTGCTATGCTCTGGATCTCCTTGTACACCATCTTGGTAGCATTGGCTTTGCCGAAAAAATCAACCACCTGCGCAAAGAGTGCTTCAATGTCTGTAGCTTCATCCTCTATGTATGACTCAAGTTCTTTCTGTGTCAGCCTTGGGTTCTCACCCTTGTTGGCTGTCATCAGTACATCACAGAGCGCTTCTACATCATCACTCATGACCTGCGCCATGAGGTATTTCGCACCGACATTGACAGAGTAGTTGGAATTAGGCACTTTCTCTGTTGCTCTTGAATTGATCGCTTTAAGGAATCCCATGCCGAAATTAAAGGCATACATTGTTCCGTTCATCTCAATCTCAAATTTCATGCTGTCCTCTCTTTCTGCAAAAATAAGGGGAGAAGCCTAAACCTCTCCCCGTCTGCATTATGCTGTCTTTGGTGTGTCTACGAATGTGTACTGTCCATCATCCTGCTGACCCGCAGGTACAGTTACATCACCTGTTGCACCCTTGCCGTTGATGCCGAATGTCATTGAGACTTCAACATTTCCATCAGCAGGTGAGGATGCTGTGAATTCTGTAATATAAGCTTGGTAATATGTACCCTCAAACTTATTGCCTGTCTTTGACTTGTCAAGGTTGACTTCCCAGACATCAAGCAGAGATCCATTCAGAATTGCGCTCTTCAGCTTTGGAATCATTGGGTCGTTTGCGTCCATCAGAGAAGTTGCTGTCAGTTCAAGTTCTGCTACAGAAGCACCTCTTACAGAACCATCCTTGGTTGCTGTTGCGTCTGCATCAGAGGAAATCGACATCTCATTCTCTGTGGTGAATGCGATCCTTACACCATCAACTGTTGCTGATTCTGAATTAAGTCTGTACATATAAATCAGATTTTTACCTGTTACTGCACTCATTTAATTCTGTCCTTTCTTTGAATAACTGAATCGCAGACTTGACCAACCATGCATAAGTGGTGGTGTGGTTGTATTGTCTGCCATTATCTGCTGTTCTGTTTCGTTACGGATAAGTGACCATTTATAAGTAGAGGTTTCCTTGAGAGTACCGCCCACATTCATTACGTTATCCATCATCTCTGACAGAGTGCCACGCTTCTTCTCATCGTTGTGCCATATATGCACAATCAAAGTCACATAGCCGTAATCATGTGATTTAGCACTCCCAAATTGCTGTCTTGTATCAGCAAGATAGTAAAAAGGATACTGTGTACCCTTCGGTGGTAGCTGTCCATCATAGGCATTTAGTTGCGTCTTAAAGTATGTGAATAGTTCCTGTTGTGCTGTCATTTGTCTGTCACCTTGTCCAGATCCCCAAGAAATTGAGGTCTGACCTTTTCCAATGATGGGTCAAGGATTGGTTCTGCGCTCATATACCTTGTGCCGTACTCTGTATAAGGGTTGTAGTTCATGGTTGCACCCACAGCCACAGTTAAGCCACCGTCACGCACCTCTGTGTTGATTGATGATGCTGTGTCACCTGTGGAATAACCTTTCACATAGGCATGGGTTGTCTGCTCTTTCATGTACCTGTTCAGCCTGTCACCATTGGTTTTTACAATGCGCTTAACATCATCCATAGTGACATTAGGCTTCAAGGCTTTCACAAACTCATTCATGCCATTCAGCTTTACATTAACGCTCATACTCTGTGAAGCACATATACATCCTTGACTCTTTTAGGTGCTATGTAGTCTACTTTGTACGCCTTGCCATCTATCACAATGTCTGTGTAGTCATCGGTTATGTGATTCTGGAATCTGGCTGTGATCGAATCCTGCATGACTCCCCCATACACCAAAGTCATCATGCGCTCTGTTGTGTTATCAACACTCGCATAGTGTGTCACTTCATTCACCACACTACTTGAGTAATTCCCTGTTGATTCGTCATAGACATCTTCCATCTTCACAAACTTTACAGGAGTATCGAATCTCATATGAATTTCAATCTCCCTACATAGGATGAGTCTTCTTGCTGTGCTGTCCATGCATTGATCTCGGCAAGGTATGGCTTAAAGTCATCCTCACTATTCCATGTCATGGATTCACCCTCAACATTGTGACTTGATAATCTCTCACTACCTATCCTGTTGAATCTGACTATTGATACCTCTACTACGATGTACTCAAGTTCAGCAGGAACAGAAGAGACTCCAAGCCGTAGCTGAAGTCTCTGCTCTGTCATGCTGATTATAGTCTCAAGTAATGAGGTAACCTCTTCTGTTGGGTCACTTATGCCAAGTAATATCAATACTTGTTCTAACATGGGTTACCCCTTTCTTTGATTAGGCAGTTATAGTTCCCTTGACTACTCCTGCAAGTTCCTCTGCATAGAACTTTGCACCTGTCATCAGCAGAGTTTCAATTGATGCTCTCTCAAGCACTCTGCCATGTGTGATGCCTACAAGACCTGTTTCATCTGCTGTCAGTTCAAATTCCTGTCCTACTGCACCATTAGCAGGTACATATGCACAATGCAGGTTCTCTTTAGCTGTGGAGATTACAGTACCTGCTGTGAGGGATGGGATGATGAACAGAGTACCAAGACCAAGGAAATCTTCTACATAAGTCATGCCGAATGCTGTCTGCATGGAGATTGAAGCTGTGCCAAGGTAACCTGCTACATCTGTGCTTGATACAAAGTGTACAGGCTCTACATCTGCATCCTCAAAGTATGTCTGAAGTGCATTCCAGTTGTTTGCAAGCTGTGTCTGAAGATTTGTACCTGCTGTTGCTGTGCCTGCGCCGGTTGCAAGGAATGTGTTGAAGTCAGCCTTAACTCCCTTTCTTACCTCTCTGATAAGCGCACGATCTGTGTCATAGATAGCGTTCTCTCTGCCACTCTTCTGGATAGCTTCTGCTGTGGTCAGCTTTCTGAATTTCTTAAGTGTCATGGTGATAGGTGTTGCCACTCTCTGTGTTTCTGTGAGCGCAATAACATCACCCTCATTGACCTGTGCAGGTACAGTTCCCTTTACAGATGACTTGTACACATTGATTGTGTTGCCCTCTGGTACTGCGTCCATTCTGCTGATACCAAGAATATCAGCAAGCGCACGATAAGAATTGTGAAGTTCATTTACAAGATCGATTGAAATTGCAGGTGCAATATCTGTCGAAACAGTTGTGTTAGTAATTACTGCCATTGTTATTATCCTTTCTGATTAAATAAATCCATATTTTCTTCTATGGCTTTAAGCCGTTTGTTAGGGTCTTTGATTGCAAAAATCTGTTCCCTTGTAAGAGCAGATGTACTACCACGCCTTGGCTCATTACCACCTACTTTCAGTGTGAAATACGCATAGAAAAACTGAATAAAATCTTTCACCGCTTCATTTGTAGCTTCTGCTGTGCTTCCCACAAGAATATTGGCAAGACCATCCTGTGGTGCTACTTTAAGTTCGTTGTAGACCAAATCCTTTACAGTTTTAGCCATTTCTGCGTGTGCTTTCTCTGCCTTGAGTGCGTCAAGTTCTTTCTGTAACTCGTCACGCTCATACTTGGCTTTTTCTTCCGCATTCATGGCTTCAAGTCTTTTGGCTTCTTCTACCTTGCGGTCTTGCTCTTTCTGCCACTTGGCAAAACGCTTATTGATGATTTCATCTACCTCTTTGTCTGTGTACTTCTTTTCCTCTTTCGGTTCTTCTTTGGCTTCTGCTTTAGGTTCTGCCTTTTCTACTGTAGTTTCTACGTTCTGCTCCATCTGCTCATTAGTTTCCATGATTGATTCCTTTCTTTTAAGTTGTAAGCTAAACTACCCATAGCTTTTTAAGTGTTCAAGGCTTGCACTATTTACCCATAGCTTTTAATGTCTTCAATGCTTGGACAATAAAAAAGAGCCTTACGGCTCTCTGTTTATCTATATTGTGTTGCGGATCTACAGGTAATCTTTCAGCCTGTCTCTGAAGAAGTCTGCCCAATAAGGCTGTTCCTTGATGAATATCTGTACTTCTTCTTTGGTCAGCTTCTGTGGAAAGTCTGCGAACATGTTATAGATTTTCTTTTTGTCAAACGAAAACAGCCACTCTCCTGTGGTTTCTGTGTCATCTACCCACCAGATGCGGTCATTCTCGTTTTCCTTGTAGAAATCACTTAACACTTCCGCTTGCCCCTTTCTTCTGTGCTGACTCTGCGGTGTTTATGTATCCAAGTAAATCTCTGAATTCATCACTATTATACAATGATTCGATGTCTATAGCAAAGCTGTGTTGCATAAACTTCTCGCCATATACGGTTCTTGACTTGGTACAACCGAACCGCTTTTGTAGAGTCTTTGCTGTTGATCCGTAACTATCGAAATCTGTCCATCCGTTTTCTCTTGCGCTTTGCAGTTCAAGGTATTGATAACCGCTGTCCGTCCTCCTTACGATTGATGCGTGTCTGCCGGTCACAAGCATATAGTCTTTGTCTTGCTCCATTTGACTCATTAAGGCTTGCGCACCCTTGACCGCTGAATATTCGTTATTCTCGATGGCTTTTACGCCGTTCAGCTTTGCTAATCGCATATTGTTGTAACTCAATGCGAACGCATGACAGCTTTTGCCACCTCTGAAGTCAAGCACATCCCAACCTGCTTTGTTGGCTATGTATGAGCAAGCAAGAGATACGCATGAACCCTTTGTCATATCACCGCCCGCAATCCTTGATACGATTTCCTTGACTCCAAGTTTCTTTGGCAAGTCTTTGACTTCTCTGTACTCAACGCCCTCATGCTCGCACCAATTTTTTATATACTCTCCCTCTGGTGTCCATTGGATATTGTTGCGGTCAAATTCTTTCTTTGGCTCTGATTGTACCACAGGATTAAGCCACTTTTGTCTCTCCGCAAGCGACATATTGTTCCAATCGGATGTCTTACCGCCTTGGTTCAGATAGTTCAGCCATGCATTGTACTCATCCTCATCCACATAAGGTGCTGTGGTGCAATGGCATCTTGGGTGCATTGGTGGTGCGTTCTTTGCAGGTTCAGCATCAGCTACGTTGTACACATTGCCATCTATCTCTCTGCATATCGGACAGGCTCTTGGGTTGACAGCCATGTACACATACTTCTGCACACCGCTTGCCTTGTAAGAATCCATAGCCACATCTGTCTGCACTCTTCTTAACTCTGTGACCATGAGCCTGTGCGCATCTGCCAATGATACATCGTATTCCTTTCGGATGTTCGATGCCATCTGCCTTGAACCTATACCGGCAATCAGACCTTTCTGAAGTTCTATGTTTATCATGGATCTCAAGCGGTCTTGGTGACTCCATATACGTTCAGAGTATGTGGCATTGAAGAAAGATGCATTGACGATGTTCTCCGCTCTCTTCACTGTGTCTGCTGTGCTTACAGTTTCGCCAAGTATACCTGCCTGTCTCTCAATCTCTTGCCTTGTGCGGTCTGTGATGACTTTCTCATAGTATTGGTCAATGTCATTGATACCTGCCACCATGTACACCCCTATCCTTGCTTTGAGCATCTCAAGGCGGTTTATCTTCATGGTTGCGTTGTACAACCGCATCTCTGCGTTGGCTCTATCGGAGAAGTCTCTGTTCTTGACATACTCTTTGGCTAATTGCTCATAGGCTTCAATATCTGCCTTTGACACACGCTTTTTAGCTTCGGTTATATCAATGTCCTCTGCATCAGCATACTTGCCGTAAAAGCGGTTTATTTCGTCTTCTGCGTGTCTGTACATTTCAGCATAGATCTTCTCAAGCCGTTTCTGCTGTTCAGCTTCTTCCATCATGTACAGTTCACGCTGTTTCTGTTCACGCTTTTCCCAATATAGCCGGTTATTATTCTGTTGCCATAGTTGTCTCGTTGTAGCCATACATATTATCTACTACGCTTGGTATCTGTTCTGCTTCTAATCTCTCAACCTCATCCTTTACGTTATCAACAACAGACAGAACCTTAAGCTGTGTTTCCTTGCTCACGATGCCCTCAAGGTTCTTTGCTACTGTTGCTTCACTCTCTACGTTTGCAGGATAGTTAGGTGTGAAGTGTATATCAAGGTACTTCCATGCATCCTTTGGTACTCCATGCATCTGTGCCACAGGAGATGAAAAGATAATCTTGTATCTCTCGATCATTGACGATGTGAAACGCCTTGCCTTTGATACAAACAGATTGGACATGGCTTCAAGCTTATATCTCAATGCGATGCCAGAAGCTGTGCCAAAGTTCTCATCACTTATGTTTGCCACCATTGATGTAACGAATATATCTGTCTTGAGTCTGTCCAGAAGATGCTCCTGTGTCTCATCACTTGATGGTTTCTCCATGAATTCAACAATAGGGTAGTTACCCTCTGATATATCACCATCAAAGTTGACTACCCTTGTTCTTCTGATATGGAATGTGTCATCATCATCCACACTTGCGCCAATGACTTTCAAGTAAGCATCTGCAAAGTAATCAACATCGTTAGCCTTTTCACTCAATGCTTTGTTGTATGCATTGATAGCCGGTAACGCTGATTCAAACAAACCCATGCGCTCATCATTGCTTAAGTATTCAACAGCAGGTACATAACCGAATCCATGAATGTGTTCATCATCTTCAAAGTGGTATTCACCACCCTCATACCAGAAGTGCCTTACTATCTTGTTATCGGAATATGATCCGTACTCATTGCCATCCTCATCCTTGTAATACCTTACAAAGAACAGAGGTCTTTCCAGAATAGAATCATCACACAGCATGAATGCTTCAAGGTCTGACAGATATGTGATGCCTGTTTCACCATCTTCCTTGTTGTAGTACATCTCCCAAGATGAACCGCAGATGTCAGCTAACTTACTAACCTCTGCATTAAGGTTGTCACCATCGTTCTCTGCATCGAGCATCTCAATGTACTCTGATACTGTTTCGTCTTCTGTGTCTACTTTCACAGGTATACCGCAGAAGAATCCATTGAATGTGTCTGTGATGTACTTGGCATAGTTGACAGCTATACGATTGTCTGGCTTGCCATCCATCTTTGGTGGTGCAAGGAATATAGGATACTTGTTGATGTAAGCATCCATCAGCGGTCTTGCACTTCTTGCTACATACTGTTTGTGTTTTCCAATATACTTGCCCAATAACTCTTTGGACATCTCTGTGTCATATGGTATGTGGTAAATCATATTCCCCTATGTACTCCCTTGTTCAATGTCATAGGCTTCTTGCCCATCTGTCTTATTGCACTTGCCAATGAGTCTGGGCAATCATCATGTGGTGCGTGTTCGTTATAATCCAGAATCTCTGCAATGTATTCTGGGTCTGTGTCCTCTGTAAAATAAACCTTGCCCCAATTCTCTTTGAGGTAGGTTGAAATCTTTATGTGTTTGTTCATTCTCTCATGGTAGGTCTGTGCAAGATCCCCATGATTCTTCAGTTCCTTTGCCAAGTATCCTTTGTCTGCGTTCTTCTCACACCATGTTGTACCTGCCCTGTATTTGGCTTTTAAGCGCAGAATGTCATTGATGCAATCATCTACATGGTGTTGGTACTTCTTGCCGTATACGATGAATTTACCATCCTTGATGCAGAGGATTGTGAGTGCTGTGGAATCCTCACCACCATAACCTGCATCAATGTGAGCTATGCCATCCATTGGCAGTTCCTGTGTGAATTGTGCATTAGTGAATAACGCATCCTCATCAGCTATGTGCTTGAGTTCATAGTTGCAACTAAAAAGGCTCGGTGACATCGTAGAACGCAGATGCATTATCTGCTCTTCTGTCATCAAGCCTGTAGTGTAGCAATCGTACTTCTTTATGTTTGGCATCAAGCTGAATGCATCATCCTTGTGCCAAGGTGTGCCTGTGTTTATGATGCGTCCACCTCTGTTGAGTACATTCTGTAACTCTTGGTACATCAGCTTTGTATGGTCACGCTCTGCTTTGGATATTCTGTCCTTGATGTTGATGATGTCATCTGTGACTATCACATCTGCGTGTTTGCCGGTCAGAGAACCATTGATGCCCATGCCTACTATCTGACTTGCACCGCCCTTGCCCTTGTATAAGTTGGTGTGGATCTCTGATGCTGTGTCTTTCAGAACCTTTGCAGGTATCCCATAAAGAGCCTTACACATTTCTATGTAAGCACCGCTCTTCATTATCTTGACTACCAATCTGATTACTTCAGTTACATCTGTGTCTGTCTTCCGTAGAAATATTACATTTTCTCTTGGATGCACCAATGCATTGACAGCCAAGAACACCGCAAGGTCTGTGGTCTTGTATGATCCTCTGTGCGCTTGTGTAGTTGAATCCTTTGAAGAGTACAGCCAATCCTTAAGCCAATCATTATGCAGTTCGGTCAAGTCTTTATATCCAAGGAAATGACCAAGCCTGTATGGTTCATTCTTCAGCAGGTTCATTATCTGCTCTTTGGAAAAACTCATCCATTTCCCTCATTGAATCATCATTGATTGTCACTTCATGCTTCTCTGTTGGCTTCTCTCCAAGACCATCTCTTGCAAGTTCATATGCCCTTAAATTACCATGCTCTGCCATCTGTAATAATCTCTCATTGATCTTGGCTATTCTCTCTGGTGTGCATCTCTCCCTTAAGTCTGCATTTAGGCTCTTGTTGGTGGCTCTTGCTTCTACGGATTTTTCCTGTGCTTTAACCGCACTATAACCGCTATCAGACCCAAAACGAGTACCCTTACCTGCTTCTGATATGTTAGGGTTTCCACCTGCCCTTGCCATGTTACTTGCTCCAATCTAATCCGCAATCAGCTATTATCTCCCAGAATTCTTCTATGTCATGTGGCACTATGTAATACTTCAAACCTGTGTCTGAATACTCAATGCCTATATGGTGAAGTTCATGTCTTATCAGAGTTTCCAACTGATAGTCATTGAAGCCGGTTATGTTTGGCTCATAAATGATTATCATGAAGTCATAAGGACAGATCCATTTGTAATTGCTGTCTACTTTGATGCACTCACCATATACTGTCTTATGGGATTTCTTTTTCTCTTTCTCTGATGACAGGAAAGCTATTAGTACATCTGATTCTCTTATGTCTTCAAACTCTGGTAGTTCGGATATTAGCTTGATTGCTATTTCTTCATATTGTTTGTTCTGTTTCATGATTTCCCCCATAGCAAAAGGACAGGCTTTTACACCTGCCCTATGCGAAAGGAGTTAGTAAGTATTGTATAAGGAGAAATTGTCTATGGATGCATAAATTTGATTCGATCCCTTATACTTGATTTCTGTTCGGTTGTCAGAGTCTGCCAGATAAGGTTTGCAAGGTCTTGCCTTATTAAGAGTTTCCATTGTTCATGGTTTCGCCTGTATATTACTACAGGTATTTCCCCTATCCTTGCATCTCGTTCAGCCTGTTCTAACCATCTCTCATCGGATACCTGTTGCACTCGTTTGCATTCGATGTGTATACCATCTATGCCGACTACATCAGCATCTCCTTTAAGACCGCTATACTGAACACCTCTTCTGGCATCCATCCAACCTTGATTGCGTAGGAGTTGCGCCAACTCACGCTCTCCTACTGCGCCTTTTTGCTTTGAGTTAATCTTTCCCATTACTTTGGTACTCCTACCCTCATGCCTTTGGCATGATACATTATACGATATATTTTCTATATTTTCTGTAATGTCATGTAAGGTGTTTGCATTTTTTCTTCTTTTTCCCTCACATCATCCATGTAGTATGTAATGCACTCACTTGCTTTTGCATCTTTCCACTTCTTTTTGAAGTGCTTGCAAGTTGTAGGCTGTTTTGGTTGCATATGCTTTGGTTTCTTACTACATTTGCTTTTGTAGTATTCACATTGCTTGCAGTAATGTTTCTTCGGTTTATGCTCCATGCCATTCATAGGCACACCATATTTGCCTTTCATACTTAACTCCTTTTATATGTCATTCATTGACATCTGATAATCTCTTAATTCTTCTTTCATGAAGCACATCCAATTAGTACCAAGTTTCTTCCCAGATTTATGACCAAACAGCGGTTCATAGCCAATTGCATCAATTATCTCTGGTGTAGGGATTGAGGTTTCTGCCCACTTAAGTATCAGCACCCCATAAGGTTTTAATACTCTCATGCATTCCTGTACCCCCCCCTCACACTTTCCAAGGCTTCACCTTTTGTTTTGTAATGTCCATACGCTTTTGTAAGCCACCTGTTGTTGCCTTTTTCGCTCACAATGTGTGGTGGGTCAAACACAACAAGATTAAAAGTGTTGTCTTCAAACGGCAGGTCAGTAAAATCAGCAATCATATCTGGATGCACCTTTATGTGCCTTGTTGCCGGTTGTGCCTTGCCAAAGGTCTGTTCATACTCTTCATCTCTCCTGTCACAATAGAGTGCCAAGGGATGATGCTTGTTGAACCAGATAGACCTGCCACCACAAGTTACATCAAGTATCTTCTTCTCCATTACACTTAACTCCTTTTATACTTACTCTTAACTGTTATCCCATTAAAAAACGGATGTCATTTAGTGCCTTGCCATGCAACTCACCACGCACATACTCTTCTGTGTAAGATATATCTTCTGCTATGTCTTTCCATTCTTTGTCTTGGATGTATCTTTCAAATAAGAGTTGCCTGTGGTTTGGATCTGTTACCTTGTCTATGGTCTGAAGAACCTCTGCCATGATGTCTTCTGCTACCTGCTTCTTGCTTCTTTTGGTTTGAAGTTTGTCAGCCATGATTGCATGGAGTTTTGTCTGCCGGTCTTGCACAGTTCCTTTAGGCATCCCATCATTGTTTGAGGTTGCTGATGTAAGCTGTGTCCAGAGTTCTTCTATTTCGACATCAAGGCATCTAACCTCTTCCATCATCTTTTGATATTGTTTCAGATATTCCTTTGTTGTCATCTGTAAAACCATCCCAAGTTACATCACCATCTGCTTCTATGTTTGCCTTGTAGCACAGGTCACAATCTCCTATGCAGAATTCACCATCACACTTCCATGGCTCATACGCCCATTTCGATACGCTCATTTAATCACTCTCCTTTAGTATTATCAGTAATGCCAGAATCAGCATCATGCCTATAATTTCCATTTCTGCACCTTTCACAGTATTCTTGCTTTATCTTTGGATGTGACTTTGTAAACCATCTTCCGCAGGATCTGCATCTGCCGGTCAAGATAGGTCTAACTATCCCTAAATTCTTTGCCATGCTTCACTATCCATTCAAGAATATGTCCTATTGCTACCGCCATCCAATAAAATGCCACCCATTCTTTTAAAGGCTCTCTGTGCATTATCTTGTATTCAATTTTGTCTATTCTTTCTTTGTCTGTATCGTATATGCTCATAACTTTGTTGGGTGGATATACCGCCACCCTCGGTCATACTATAATCTCCAAACTGCAAGCGATCCCAAGAGGATTTACCATCCTTTCTGTTAACTACGCTCACAGTAATTGGCTACTTCCATCCGCAATCCGTCTGCGGTTCATAATTGCTTGTTCTGCAAATCTTGCAAACATCAGCTTTGCCATCAAGTTCGCAAGCCTCGCAATCCGTCTGCGGAGT